TGGCCTTGTCGACGTAGCCTCTTTCGAGAGTTACATCCATAAGCAGGTTCGAAGCAGCATAATTATGTTTAAAACACGAAATAGTTCTATCACAACCAAACAGTCTGGAAACAAACTGTTTATTAGGTATGTGAGATTACTACTCTGATTAAACAGAATTACTATCCCAGGTCCTTACTTAGCTCTCATGAATAAAATCATGGATCTTCGTAAGAACAGCGGTACGAAGTTTACTGTTCAGTATTTGAAATTAGCCAATTTATTGACTATTCATTACCTGAGCGGTAATCCTAGAACCTCTGGGCCTGAGATTAGAGTTGCAACTTCATATGGATTACCGTTGATCATTCCGAAGTCCCTTCGCGATTTAATATCGTCTGGGGACCGGGTGGTCATACGTGTAGTCCTAGCTATCCTCTCTGTCTTTAGGGTAATGAGCTATAAAGGCTCACTCAAACTTTCCACCATCACCTCCCCGTTTACTGGTGTTTCCACAACAGTATCGGGGTTGGAGGTGCGGAGGGTCTGAGATAGATTATTTGCGCCGCGTCGAGGTAATACACCTCACGGGCCACAATTTCTATTAAACCTTAAGACGGCTGGACCGAATTATAGAGTATCAATCCTAGGAGCAACCCTTGATGCATATGAACATATGCGTCAAGATTGGTCTCGGAAACCTATACAAGTCTTATCAGATTATTTCGGAAGTAGAATTTCTACTCTCCTAGATGATGAGATAAGCTTGATTAAGGACCTAGTACCAACGAAGGTTACTAATGTTGGAAAGTTATCAACTAAAATCGAACCGGCCGGAAAGATAAGAGTATTTGCTATTACTGATGTTTGGACTCAAACAATCCTTTTACCAGTCCATGAACATGTCTTTAAGATTCTTAAAGGCATTGCTCAGGACGGGACTTTCGACCAGGACGCTCCGTTGGCTTTACTACGTGCACGGGTCAAACAGAAGGAGGATAAATCCGTCTTCTCGTATGACCTGTCGGCCGCTACCGATCGCTTTCCAGTTGATTTCCAAGTCCAGCTTCTATCAATGTTGTATAACAGAGATGTGGCTGAGGCTTGACGATCACTGTTAGTGGATCGGGAATGGTGACTTCA